AGTTTTGTTTGGTATAGAGCTGCTCCTTGGCAGGTAGAGCTGTATATGGTACGTCCTAATACAGTAGCTCCAGAACACGCTCATCCAGACGTAGACTCTTTAGAAGTCTATCTGTCAGGTACATTTACTTTGACTGGGTTAGATAATTCTATAGAGTTATCCCAGTATATGGACACTCCCAGGTTTGATGGGATGCACAGACTGTTTGGACAGACAATTAAAAACCCTCCTGATCATGCTCATGGAGGGGTGTTTGGTAGTAATGGTGGAGTCTTTTGGAGTATTCAGAAATGGGTTAATGGAGTAACCCCAACATCTGTTACTAAGAACTGGCATGGTGACACCATAGGTGAGCACCATAAAGAAGTAGTTACCCCTCCTGTTCAAGACAGTACTGCTTAACTTTTTCAGCAGCTACTATAATGTCCTCAGCTACCAGCCTAGCTTGAGGCCATTGTTTCTCTTGCAGGTGAGCATACATTTCTGCTCTTAGATACTTGATGTCTAGTAGATCTTGAGCATAGTCTGTACGTGGTTCAAACATTTCTAACTGTGTCATTGTTTGATTCCTTTAGGTCGAGGAGCCTTGCGCTTCCTTGATAAAATTGAGCCACTTTTCTTTCTCTTCAAATCCACACCATTCAATTCCCTGTTTAGTACACCATTGCCCGTAAGTTGTTGGAGAGTTTTTATAGAGTTTTGATTGATGTCGTTGGAAGACAATGAGTATCCTAATGGAGGGATGTTGCTCTTTGATGAGTATAAGTTTCTTTCTTCCCTCTGCGTCAAGAAGCCCTTTAGTTTCGATGTACCATCCTTCTTTGATAGTCCAGTCTGGGGTGTATCGCCTCTTTTGTGCGGGGGAAGTAAAAGCCAACACACTGATTTCATATCCAAGATTAAATCCTTGTTCTTGCAAAATCTTATTGAAGGTTACTTCAAGCCCTGACCTATACGTTCTGCTGTCATGTCTCTTTGGTCTCATCGTGTGCTTTCCATGTACCATTAGGCTCACGCCATATCCATAGCAGCTTGCAATTGCTATGATACCTGTCTACATCGCCATCATACATAGCTTTACAGGCTGTGTAATACTCTTCAGGTAACAGAGGATCAAGGATCTTAGCTGCTTTTACAGGCCCAATACCTACAACTCCAGTAATTCCATCAGACCTATCCCCTACTAAAGTCTGTATGTAAAAAGACTTAAGCCCCTGGTCTGCAGTAACTTGGGTAAATTCTTTCTTTACAAAGTTGTAGTGCTGGCCTGGGACTTGGAGCATATCTTTATCTATGCTGCAGATTACCGTGCCTGAGGGCCGTTGGTTAATTCCCATACCATCATCAGCCTCATAGCCTGTACAGACCTCTGCTTTCCAATGTGTTACTAGGAACTGCTTACAGGCATCCAGGTGTACGGGTCGTATAAGAGCAGCACGGTTGGCTTTATATGTGGGATCTATGGTGTACCTAAAGTTTGTTTCTTTAGTACCAGATAGAAAAGCTTTGTACTCAGTAGCATCTGTGGCTGAGATAATCTCTTTCATTAGAAGCTCTGTTCGGATCAGAGCTATGGACATATCATCTTTCTCTGCACTAGCTGCACACCGGTATGCCACTATATCTGCATCAATTAAAGCAATCATTACTCACCCCTTTAAAAGCCTAAAGGTAACTATTGTTTAGATAGTTACCCCTAGGCAGTTGTTGCTGTGTCGGCTAACTACCGTATGACGGTAGTTGTAGCCGCTGTTTGCTTCGCTTGTTTTTGTTCCTGCTTTTTAAGATCCCTTTCCCTAAGCGTTACATAAATATGTTGTTGGTATTTCTCCAACTCTTTATTGTTTAGCTTGGTAAGGTAATCTTCAATAGCATTAGGATTTAGTAGCAAACCTTTCATGCTGCAGCCTTTTCTTCTACAGTCTCAGCTTCTGCTTGGGCAAGATCCAGATCCCCTGCAGTGTAAGCCTCAAACTGACGAGCAATTGAAATGATTATCTTTGTTGCATCATCGTTAAGATCAAAGGGCTTGCCACCACGACATCCAATAAAGAGTTCTGTGGATCGGGCAAGAGCGTTCTGACGAACAATACTACGATCCCCATGCAGAGGAGGTATAGGAAATACCCGTGCGTTAAAAGTAGATGTACTTTTGCTACTAGGAACAACACTTACAGCAGTAGAACTAGCAGGAGGAGCACCAGATCCTTTGGCAGTAACAACAATGTTCTTACCTTCTAGACCATACGTACCTGTCTCACCATCAAAAGAAATCTCATCACCTGTGTTGCATGAAGGCTTCTTGAATCCACACTTAACCCATGTTCCATTTACTTTTATGGAATAAGTTGGCTTTACGCCCCACTTGGTGGTTACATCTTTAGTTGATTCTGCTTCTACTACACCAGTCATTGAAGACATATCTAAATCTCCGTCAATTCAAACCAATTTTTACCCACTTTGCATCCTGCGTTTAGCTTCAGAGCTAGTGGGATTCCGAATGTTGCTTCATAAAACTCATGTGTTTTGTTTAATATTGATCGCACCTCCGTTATAGTTTCAGTAAGGACATCATTCCTTACATCAAGCATGATGCTGTCATGCACAGTATTGATTAGTTTGACACCAGGTTTATCAATTAGTTTCCTAAATAATATACCTAACATCATTGGGACTATATCGCCAGTAGCAAGACCTTGCACAGGATAATTCTTTAACTCAGTAGGACTGAATGTATAGTCACGACTTGTGCTGTACGTAGATTTATATTCTGAGAATACATACACACGCTTAGTCTCACTTACCCACCTCCAGGTTCTAGATAGTTTGTGTATGTCTCCAACATAGTCATAGGTAGCAAGTTTGTCAGCAGATGCTGCCATTATGTTGTGCCAATCTTTTACTGATGGATACCTTGTATAGAACGTAATAATAAAATTCTTTGCAACGTCGTAGGAACAGCCAGCATTCTCAGCTAAGGTGTTAGCACCAGCTCCATAGATTAAACCAAACGTAAGGCGTTTAAACCACTTCCTGGTGGCATCGTCAGGATACTTGCCATACATATTCCTATACAGCTCTGAGTGAATGTCATTTCCATCAGTAATGTCTTTGATAAGGCGTGTGTCTTTGGTGATGTGTGCAAGAACAGCAACCTCAAGTTGACTAAAGTCAAACTCTACCAACTGACCATCATCACCATACCTAGATACAAATACTTTCTTGATAGGGTTGTTGCTGATGTTTTGCAAGTTAGGAGAAGCTGAACTCAATCTACCTGTGGATGTAGCTACATGATTTAATCTGCCATATATACGTGCTGTTTCTTGTTCTTCTATTATATGTTTACCTAAACCTTGTATATATGTACTTAGTTGTTTACTTACTTCTCTATATTGTTGTAGTAGTAATACTAGTTCTTTTATATCTGGGTCTTTAGTCTTGTCTACAATGATACTAAGAACTTTGTCATCAACAGAAACTTTCCCAGTTTTTTCAGACTTCCAAGCATCAAGAGGTATAACACCAGATACTGGAAAAGTGTTTACTAGAGTAATTACTTTTTTATATTTTACTTTTCCATTTTTAAACATACCTACAGCTTCTTTACTTTCTACTTTCTTAGTACCTCCAAACAACAACTTACTCCATTGAAGTGAGCTGTCTACATCTGTAATGGGATATGCGTTAGCAGCAGGGCCAAACTCTACAGATCTTTTTTCTAAAGTAACTTTTGTGTCTGCATAGGTAGTCGCTACCTCAACGGTATAGTCTTTGAATGTTTGTATGTCTACTTCTAAACCATTAAACATCATCTCAGTAGTGCAATGAAGAGCTTCCATCTGACTAAGAAACAAATCTAATTGGTTTGATTTTGTTGCTGCTTCCATCTGCAACATTGCAATAGCTTCTGTATTACAAACATCTTGTGTTAAATACGGAACAATTAACTCAGGATCAATTTTGTCTGAACCAATTCCCTGTGCAAAGTAATCACTTACTTTGCTGTCTTTGATGGGTAGTCCATACTTGATAGACATCTCATCTAAGGATGCCCACTTAGCTTGTTGTCCTGTCAACAAATACTCTGCTAATTGAATATCCCACAGCCTTTGGTTTTGTATAATCTTTCTTTGTTCCAGGCTTTTTGTATGACGTACCAAGTAGAGCAAATCAAAAGACATATTAGAACCAATAATAAAGTCTGGTTTATTTAAATCAATTGCTACAATTAGATGTTCACTAAAAGATTCTGTAAAAATTAAAGGATCTCTACCAGAAACTTTTGTTCCTAGAAACACAATTGAATTGAATGGGTGCATAGGATGAGCAAGCCCAAATGCTTCTGGTGCATTCAATGTTGTCTCAACATCTAGTGTTAGTAGTGTCATTTTTTCCTTTCTATTTTAAGTACATCTTTTACTGGTGGTGTGTGAAATGCTACCCAAATAGCACAGATACCTGCTGCTAGTATTACTGCTAAAGCAGCCCAACTAAAACCGCACAGGAACCCATGCCGCCATGACGCTTGACTATGCGCTTCGATCATTGCGTCTGTTTCATCTTTGTTCATTTCCGTTTCTCCTCCATAGCTGTGTCGATTGCGGTGTCAAACTTCACTCCATGAAATCCTCCGGTAAGCCAATTATCCCGCAGCCACCTATACCGCTCCGCATCCAACCGCAGGGCGGCGTTCTCCCTCTCCAGCAATTCGTATTGCGTCATGCAGACTAACAAACTAGGTTCCGCAGCGGCGGTAGCGTCCCTGCCAAAGGGGAAAAACAACGCATCTGTCTTTGGTGTATTGCTCATTTCCTTTCTCCCTTTCTTTAAAGTTCCGCAATGCCACACCGTGTATCTCGGCGCGAACATCATTTTAAATTCTCTAATTCTTTTTCTTCACATAAGTATGGGGCGCACTTGGGCAGTCGTACCATTGCCCACCCACCAGCAATTGCCATCACTTCAACATTTTTTAATGTTGTTTCGTACAACCATTTTTTACCATTAAAACTGACTGGTCTTTTGTGATGATGGATAGCTAATTTCTTTAAGGTGTTTTTATCCACCGTTCACCCCTTTAACGGCTACCGCCTTTCCGCTGGTTTCCTCCACATACCGCGCCATTGTTTCTTTGACGTCCGTGTGGGCGGCATCGGTAGGAACGTACTTAGAGGTCAACAAATGCTTACCGCGCATCTTGAGATACGCGATTGCTTCCGACCGCTTGCGTATGTTGTATTCGCTCATTTCAACTCCTCTGGTATCTTAACCTCATCACCCAACTTTGATTGCACATAGCAGCGCATGGCTGCGATTAGTGGTGTGGAACCGTATTGCTGATAACAGCGGTTTATGTCACTGCTCCAATCATTACCGGCAGGATGCAATTCCATTTTCTCTCGCTCAATGATCGGCCCGCCTTGTGCCCAATCGGTTGATGGTTTCCATTCAGGTACTTCGTCATCACGAATCATGGGTAGCTGGTCTTCGTCGTACCAGATATCCATAGGCCACACTTCACACTTTGCCACCGCCCAATTAAGGGCTTCATCTCCTAACTCACTCGTTTTCATGGTTTCTTGAACGGCTGATGTGAAGGGAAGCCAGTTCCCTTTTTGCTGGCTGGGGGTGAGGGCGGGGTGAACCGCGCTTCTTTGTGTTCCTTGCTGCCTCGTTTGAGGCTGCTCCATTTAGATGCCATTATTCATACCTCGCTCGTAGAGTGTCTATTTTTACAATGTACTTGCCGTGCCGTTCACTTTCTATCTGATGCTTACCGCCTCCTGGTAGTTTGTTTTTAGGAACATTGATAGTCCGAATGACTTCTTCGTCTGGTGTGGAAGGAGCCTGGTATTTGCCGATAGTTATAACCGCGTCTGCTTCGCCTGGTTTGTCCGTTTTGCTTCCACGTAGAGCTTCCATACCAATGAATGGCGGGTCTTTCATCTCGTCTACACCTGCGGTTAGCTGGCTTGCAGCTATAACAGGGCCGTACTCCCTTGCTAGTTCCCTTGCCCATTTGTATAACTTTCCAAGTCGTAGATCTTCACGCTCTTCTTTGTGAAACCCATTAACTTTATCTAGTTGATCAAAGATGATTGCTCCTGGTTGTACTTCTCTAAACAGGGCAGTCAGAGTACTTACGTGGTTGGTGTTGCCATCAGTAATCAATACTCTTTTTCTGTTGCCTCCCATATGAGCGTCATACTTAATCATTGCGTCTTTATGATCTGTCATTAGTTCTTTAGTAGTCAGCCCTAGTGAAGCTTGGACAACCCTAAAGAAGACGGTATCGCTCTTCTCTTCGTTGTTGACCCATACCAGCGGTCTGTTCATAGGTAATTGTGGAGCTATGAAGCTGGCTTCACTTGCAAGAAAGGTTGTTTTACCTACTTCAACCCGTGCTGCAATGATGATGAAGTCACCACTCCTAAGCAGTCCTAAAGACCTGTTAAGAGCCATTAGCCGCCACTCATACCCAGTACTACTAATACGATCTACAACACCACTGATGTCAGGGACTACAAACAGTTCATCTTTGTCAATGTACCGTTCTACAGCTCGTAATCCTTGAGTTGATAGAGCGTTAATAGCTTCAAGATCTGATCTACCATCGCGTGCTTTGTTGCACTCTTCCATGATTTGAGACAGATAATCTACTTCTATAAGGCTTTTGATTACTTCGTCATAAGCCAGAGTTGGCTTAAATGTTTCCATCTTTTTGATAGATGAACGTATTACGGTGATTTTGTCTGCAGTAAGTCTGATTGCGTAGGTAGCTAATAGATAACTTCCAAACGGTTCCCAGTTGATACTAGTAACACCTGGAAATGCTTTGTAATACTCCCCCATAGTATTAAGTATTGTTGCTGTTTCTGGTTGTACTACATGGTCTTTTATGTACTGCCTGTACTTGTGGTAGTTAGTGACAGACTCGGCACATAAGTGCATTACATCGAAGTCGATAACATTCTCCTTTAAATTGTTATTGAATTAATTTGTGATCTTAATTCTTTTACAGTTAGTTCTTTTGGTTCTAATGGACTAGTAACACGCATTACTGTTTGTCCTGGAAGACAGAGGTATCTCAATCTTCCTTCTATCTTCCTTGCACCTTTATCACCTGCATCGTCTGCATCTAACCAGATTACAAACTTTGCGTTTTTAGTACCTGTAAGGGTTAATCCTGTTGCGTTAGACATAGTAGTTTTAAGTAAAGCTATTGTTGTATGCGATGTATCCCTCCAGATACGATATGCACTAGCGTAATCTTCAGTAATAAATATAGTTGAACCAGCTGCAGGAAACCAAGCTACATCACTTGCATAAGCTTCTGCATAGTAAGTAGTGTATTTAGGCCCACCAGAAAATGACCTAAGTTGATACCCACTTGTGTGCCCCATGTTGTTATTAATACTTAGACATAATTGCTGATTAGGAAGTTCCTGAAAATAATGAGCATCTGGTGAGCTGGTTAGTGGATTTATGTGATGTTTATATAACCAGTTCAATATAACTGGATCTTTTACTTTAAATCGTTTATCACTTAGTTCTAAATACGGACTTCTAAAGACTCTAGGAGTATCAGAATCTTTATCAAACAGCCAGCGTCTAAGGTTTGTACCATCAGTATCTAAGTCACGAACAAACCCAGGCTCTTGGCAGTGATGGCAGAATGCAACTAGACCACCAACAACCCTCTTAACGTAAAGCCTGGATTTAGTGTCAACCCCTGCTTTACAGTCTCGATGGTTGTTTTTTGATTGCTGTCCTAAAGCTAAGTGCCCTCCATGCACTTTGATTTGTTCTCTATCAATCATGTTGTTTTAGTCCCATACACTTTGCGAAAGAGTTCCCGTGCTACTTTTTGATGTGTTTCGGTCAGCTTGTTGATGTATGTAAGTTCCATTGCTGAGAGCAATGTATAACCAAATGCCATCTTTTTACAGATAGACAAAGTTGAACGGGGAGACATCGTAAGTCCCAATTGACCTGATGTATACCCTTGTCGTATAACATTTACAAAACGAACAAGAGCTTTTGTATCTGCTTTGTTTCTTAAAGGGAATTTATTTTGTATCAGATCTATCTCAACATCTTCTTTGAGATATTCAAACTTCATAGCAGTAGTGAACCTATCTAACGTTGCTGTGTTTTGTACGTTAGTACCGCTATGAGCACCTGTATCATCACCCTGTCCTTGAGTGTTGCCAATAGCTACAATCCTAAACTGTTGGTGAGGAGTAATAAATTTCTCTTCAGCAGTTCCAGGCATTTCTTTAAGGAAGAGTTTGCCATTCTCTTCTAGAAGCCATTGCATACCCATAGCAATCTCTGGAGGAGTTACATCCCACTCATCCCAAGCTACTACTGCACCGTAGCGTACAGCTTCTGTTACAAGGCCATCTGCCCACCCTGTAGAACCCTCCTTGGCAGTTACACTACCAAAGACCATAGATGAGTCCATGTCTCCTGTGCTGTTTATACGAATGAATGGACGTTTTGTATGGGCACAAAGCTGTTCAAACAGAGAAGTCTTGCCTACGCCAGTTGCACCGTATGCCAGGATCTTCTCATTCATTTCCCAACCATTTAAGATATTAGTAACATGATCTTTATCAAGGTAGTACGTAGGATCTATCTTTGGAATAAAGCCCCTAATCTTTTCATCCCAATCATCTTCATTAAATACTGTTACTACAAAGTCTTTGTCTGGTGAAAACCTGACAGCAGTACCAAAAAGTTTAGTAGCAAGCATTTGATTAGGTTTAAGATCACTTGCAGTTATTTTCTTTACAGAAGGAATGCTTGAAGCTGCTTCTGCAAGATCTACAAATGCTTCAGAAAGAGTACTAGGTGTAATTGCTTCTGCTTCTAATCGTTTAGTCATAGCTTCTTTAATTGCTATCTTAACCAAGTCTTCTACAGGAACTACTTTAGAAGTGCTCATTAAACAATTTCCTCTCTATAAGTTCTAATAACTTTTGGGGTATATCTGTAGCAGTACTAACTACTGAATTATCTTTGTAAAAGTCAGTAACTGCAGCAGAACATAAACCCAACCCATAAATTTCTACTTTCTTTTGTTGCTCTATCTCTTCTATTACTTTTAAAGTTAATTCTGATAAACCAGAAACACCTCTTGATGCTGCTGGTTGCCCATCTGACATCACAATCAAAAGCCGTTTCTTTTCTCTGCGTTTTAACAGCCTGTCATATGCCCACAAAATACATTCACCATCAGGATTACCAAGCATTGAAGCACTTGATGCTCCAATATTCTTAACAAGCTCATTTTCAGATAATTTTGGCTGTGTAAATGGCTTATAGACATACATTACTGGAGGGCAAGTACCGGTATATGCGTCTGTAAATCCTAATATTTCCAGAGGAACTTGTAACACCTGGAATACATTGTTTAGCAGAACTGCAGCTTGTCCAGCGTATAAAACTTTATCTCCAGCCATACTGCCTGACATATCAATGAGAACAGTAACAGCAGCATTTAATACTGTGCTGTTTATTTTGTTTTTAAAAACACGTTCAGAAAAACCAGGAGTTTTAAGAACAATCCTTGATAACCTGGCTTGATCTAACTTGCCTTTTTTAACACCATACTCGTATTTAACCCTTGCTCGTATTTGAATCAACCGTTTTACTTGTTGAGCAAAGTTTTCACTTACAGATACTTCGTTTTTTACTCTGGTTTCAAAAGCATTGCAGTAAAAAACAGCAGCAGTAGAGTCTGTATCAAGTTGTGCAGATTGTATTAAATGTGTTGATGAATGATTGTAGTAATCTACTACTACAAAGTCATCTACTGGCGTTATTTCCCAGCTTCCACTATCAAAAATAGCGTCATGCTCTAATCCAACCTTACTCATATGTCCATGATCAAGATCGTGAGTAGTTACTATCTTACTTGCTAAGTCTTTTATTTCTACTTTTTTGATACACCACTCTTTGTCTTCTTCTTTAAGTGTTCCTTCTTTTGCTTTTTTATCTGTTTCTTTGCTTTTCTTTGATTTGTCTTCTCCTTTTCCTTCCTTTTCTTCTGTACCAGATTCTTCTTCCAAAAGCTTTTCACGTTCCTCTTTGTCAGGATCTCCACCTAAAGCTCTAAAGATGTCCCGTGCTAACTCATAAGACAACTTAGTACCTTCAATTTTGCGTGGTTCTTCCTGGCAGGCTATTAACCTTGGAGTAAATACCTCAAGAATCTTTTCAAACTTCTTGTTTCTTGGGTATGTTTCTCCAACAAGAGCACAGCTTGGAAATAAAGGCCCAGAGACTTCACAGTCCCAACGAATCAATGCAAGGATGGCTACAGACAGAGGTGTGTCATCTGTATTGTTCTTAAGAACTTTCTCCAAAAGTCTTGGAGTAGTCTTATCCCACAGTTCCCTAAACCCGCTATAGCTTTCAGCTTCAAGGGCATTGACTCTAGAGTCTTCTATGATGTTCCACAGCAATCCAAGAGTACTTGTACTGGGGTTTATTTTCTTTTCTTTAAGAATTGCAAAGTCAGAATACTCATCGTGAGCTACTTCATGGTCAGTACTGGACATGATTTCTTCCAGTTCATCGACGGTCATCTTGGCTGTAATCTTAGGTAAAAAGATTGTTTTTCCATCATGTCTGGGTTCATTTTTATTCTCAAACACTACTCTTAGATTACTCCTTCCTGCAGAGGCTTTGATGTACCTCATTACTTCAAGGGATCGAGTAAGCATTTATGCCTTTATCTTAAATTTTAAGGTAATTTCAAGTAAGTCATTGTAAAGAGACTTCTTTTCTTCAACTGTTTCACATGAAACATACTGACTTGCAAATGCTTTTAAAGCGTTCTTTGCCAATTGAAACGCGCTACTAGTAACTTTGTGGTCTTTCAAAGCTTCTTGAATTGCACTTTTACCTTTGATGTGCCCATTGTCATCAGACAAGCTAATCTCATGCTTCATAGCTCCCAAGACAATGCTCTTAGCACTACGCCAAGAGGTAGGCATAGAGGTCATGCCGTACTCTTTCTTTATGAGTAGTTCTACAGCTTTAAGCTCTTTTTCAAAGTCCTTGCGCGACGCGTAAGGGAACGATGCTGTCACCATCTTAGTCCAGGTGTTTTCTGAACTAGCTTCAGAGGCAAGTGCATTTGTTGCAGCTTCATATAAAGCTGAGTCATGCGTAGTCATTTCTACTCCTTAGTGGGGTTTTGCATCTTCTTTAGTTGATTTAATCATACCAATCTCAGTACCATTTTGAAGGATCTTAAGATCCATAATTACTTGCAGCTTTGTCATAGCCCAGCTCAAGCTCTCAATGTAAGCTGAAGCATCACCTGGCCCCATAAATGGCACACAGATTTCACTATCTTCTAGTGTTCCTACGATAACTATTGGAAAAGTATTACTCATATCCTCTCCAGAAGTAATAGGGGTGGTTTGATTCAATAAATTCCCAGGTATGATTTTGGAAATACCACTGTCCGTTAATGTAAAAAGACATAAAAGTATCTCCTTCTAGAGGACTTTCTGATCGTTCATACCATCCATATCTATGAGGGTTATGCAACCCTGAATACCATCCAGTTTTAGTCATCTTTCCTCCTTTTTGAAGTAAAAACACTCCCTATAAGTTACTAGATGTTTCTAATAACTTATAAGAATTCTTTTACATTTTGTAGTCAAGGAACCGATGAAATACTGAGTTCCATTTCATTTGAACATCCACAGGAGTCAGTTCCTGGGAAGGATCTTCCATCTCGTTGACTATTGCTACAGACTCTTCATCTGCTGCAATCTCATCCTCTTCTGGGATGTCAGATTCATTAATTGCCATGTACTCTACACCGATGTCATCGTGCTCTGTACATTCAATAAAGACCATTTCTGTACTCCTTTTCTAGGTAATTAAACTACAGATACCTCTAAAACCTATCTAAAAGGGGCTGGAGGCGAGCCGCCCTCACCCCGAAGGGGGAGGCGAGCCGATGGCCCATAAGCCCGTATAACCTCTCTCAAGCAGCCCGAAGGCC